GACCGTACCTCGCCAACACAGAGTGTGTTAGCATACCTGGGAGCTAAATGTCTCCCCTCCAGGCTTCTTTAACGATGCAGGTGCCATCTGCGTACTCGCCAATCTTAAATTCCGAATCCTCCGTAGAGAGCTTCCTCAGTAATTCACACCAGTGAAACTTGGGGTGCGTTCTCAATTTCTGGATACGGTTTTTAATCGTCGGAATCAGATACTGATACTTCTGCCAGGAAGGGTGCCAACGCCTTTTAAAGAATACGGCGTTTGAGGCACTAGCCGGGCATCGGTATGAAAGCGGTAAGTCACTTAAAGTCCGAACGTGCGGATAATAAAATCTATCCCCGAAGGACATTAACTCACGCGCCGCCCCGATTCCGAAGCAATTGATGACCTCATTACAGAGGCCAACAAAGGATTGATGCGAGCTAACGGTCTTCTCCACCAACTTGCGACATTTGACGTAACCAACGTCATGTCCGTCAAAGTAGTCCCCGCCACACGATTCCCGAAAGGGAGTTCGGTAGCAAGACTTCTCGACGTTCACCTTAAGCGAGAATCGCTCAAGGATGGCAATTGCCTCATCAACACGAGGCGTTGGGAGGATAATATCGTCACCGTAGACATACACATCAGTACGTAATCCCGCTTTCAAGAGAGCCCAGAAAATCAAGGACTCAATTGGGAAACACACAGCGGATCCCATTGGAGCGAACTTTTCCAATGGTCCAAAGGTGTAACCGTTAGGGAATTCTACGTACTCCGTCCGGCACGCATGCAGCGCTACCACCCAATCGAAGGGCAGCAGGAATGCTACGAGATCCCACCGGACTCTGTCCGATGCGTCTTTCAGATCCAACGTGGCGTATCCCTGATGGATAGAAGCCTCTCTCGCTAGATCCTTATTCACACTCTGGCTCGCAAAGTTCACGAAACCACGTGTGAGGGGGTGCCGCTCAATAAGATGAACAAGCACCCGCATCAGACCCTGTTGAACGTACATTACTTCCCGAGGCTCCATGCAAATGAGCCGAGGGCCTCTACTGTCTTTCGGGACGGCAGAGATACGCGAAACAGGCTGGTCCAACTCTGGCCCATGCGTAAGCTTCTTAAGCTGATCGCACAAGTGAGTTGCATTGACGAAGAAGGTCTCAGAGTAATCGAAAACGTTGTGTAGTTTTCGAATAAACCTCGGAGCCAAGTGATACTTCTGTGCTGACCCTGAACGACAGGCTGTCGCTCCTGGGCCATGGCGGAATACCAATTGTCGGGAACTACACGGTTTAATGTGTAAGACCTTAGAAAGGAGCCCGCTGGCACGCGCGAGTAGCGCACTTGAAAACTCCTCATCGATAAGAGGGGTATCAAGAGAAATATCACAATCACGAAAAGAAGCAAAAGCAGCTTCAAGTGAATCTTCGTCATGTTGGACCTCGAGTTTGAAGAACATCAACGTGAGCTGACGTCCCCATTTGATGTGGTGAGGCGAAGCGTGTTGTTTCAGTGTGCCGTCATCCCACAATATCTGGTTAAAGATACTGTATAGGAATTCGGGCAATTCTGACCCAGGGTGCTTCCCAAAGCGCGCCGTCAATTCAAACGGCGAGCCTACGATCAACGCCCTATCTAAATCTTTCCCTAATCTAGGGAGTTCTTTAGTCAGGAAGTCGATTCCCTCACAATCTAGCCTCTTTTGGAAGACGGCCAGATCTGCCTTTGTAGCTGGAGAGTGGTTTGCCAAGTAGGCCCACAATGAGCCTAGGTTCGATAAGTCACGGCGTTTCATTTGCCGGGTCTCCCGAGCCTTTAAACATTAAGCAAAGCCACCAGCAATATACCCAGAGTTAGGTAGTTGCTAAGACTCCAGGTTTTTCAACTTGGCCGCATTGGTCTCGGTAAACGTGAAGGTATCGTTCGTTGTTGCGAACTCAACCAACTCGTGAACCTTGTCCAGAATGTGGTCCGAAGTGATGACCGCGACGGGATACGTTATCTTCATCTGAACCTTCAGGGTACCGTACGTGACATTGTCAGGTGCGATCTCCGTTTGTTCGAGGATGACGACGGAATTAATCGTCTTGCCGTCCTTGGATTTCTCGTGGGCGATTGTTATGCCCGCGGGTTTATCTACGGGACGGGCGGCGTTCCGCCGAACCGTTCTGGTCGAGGAAGAAGATGGCGCGTACGAAGAAACTAAATCGTATACCTGCGCCACTGCTGCACGGGTGTGCAGCGTCAACTGGTCTGCAAAGCTCATGCTATGAGACTCCTTGACTTAATGGTTAACTGGGTTGCTATCGCCGAATGACGTTAGCAAGATTTACCATCAGAAAAGCTTGCCTGAAAGAAGGCCAGCTAAACTTCAACAAGCCCAGATCCACATCATTAGGCTTGCCCCCTTGAATGGGTGGTAGGCCGGTCCTTTTTCGATAGTAGACTTTACTTTCGTAAAAGGATGGTGTCCCTGCAAAGGAGGAAATAGCACCGTTGCTAGTCTTCTTTACTTGAACATCCTTCCGGAATGTGTACCGCTGAGTGTATTTAACAGAATACCCAGAGTCCACAAACACTATCGGGGTAATTACAAAGTCATGATCAAATTGACTAAGGAATTTGCCTACCGATAAGAAATAATCCACAAGGAATGAGAAAGGGATCGCTTCCCAAATAATGGAGAGCGGATCACCGACCCCGGCGAGGTCAAAATACATCGCCAGCTTGTGGAGACCGGAGAGGTCTAGATGACTAGGCCGAAAAGACAAATGAGCCTTAACGACCACATCTTCAACGTAACTCCTGACAGTGGTATATTTGCGAGTATGATTATCGCAAAATGTACCCCAGGACGAATCAGTAGTCGAACTATTACTACTTTGATCGTTCGTCCAAACGTCAGCGGTGATGTCGGCATGCCGGGTCCAAATGACCCCGGACTTAGCGTCCTTATTCCACCGAGATACATACTCATCCAGACGGGTAATCCCGCTATGCATTTTCTGTAAATCGGAGATAAAGGGCCGCCAGGCGTAAGAATAATTCAATACGCCCGCCGAGAGGTTACGAAGAACTCCATATGACTTCTTCCACAGACTGAACATTGTCTTAATATCCCTAAGTTCTAGGATAAAATTAACAACATTCAATCCACCCGTAATATCCTCCATGCGTGGTAGCATCATACGATGCGCACGCGAGAGGGCTCCGCTCAGGTCACTAAGCTGAACGGTTACGGCACCAACCTGCGGATCGCCAGGATGCCCTGGTAGGTCATTTACGCCCAGTGCGTAATACCAATTAGGGAATCTGATCCGGCTGTAATTAGGAGACGTGGCTCCGGGAAAATCCTGGGAAATCCAGTAACCCGCCGCGTCTTTCAGGGATCTCACTGTTTTCGTGTGGTATACGTTCTTAAAATACGCATTACCACGTTCATAAGTTATCGTCTCATTAGAGTACGATAAGCCAGTGGGATCAGGGTACTCGTCGTAGTAAGTCACAAGTGGGCTTTGATGAATGTACAGTCGGTTTAACCCGATGGACAACATCTTAAGCTCTGGGTCTTGGTTGACCCGTGACTTAGTAATCGACGACAAAGTACTGTCCTGAGGTATCATACAGCCTCCTTGGTTGGGGAAAGAAGAAATCTTCTGACACTATCCTCATCACTTCGCGGTTGCTGTAGTATTGCAGCACCCGCTAATTCAGAGAATTGCAACTAGCCTCCTAGCGGTTCCAACCGCGACCAACCATCGTACTCAACCGACGATAGGTCCAAGAGACTAGTGGTCAGGCTCGCCTTGTTACCTCTGCAATTGTGGTTGACCAACTACATGAGCAAGGTACAAAACGAGGGAACTGCACCATGCACACGCCGAACTGCGTGGCCGCTCCCACCTG